TGATTTATCAAAAACATATATTCATTTGCAGGATCAAAATTACCATTAGCTTGATCTGCAATTGATCCAAAATCTATATAATCCATAAAAACTCCTGGATATACTTCTCCCCCATAAATAGGTTGAAATGTTGCTTCCTCTATTAAAGTTCTTAAATCATCAATACGTCTTTGAGATTGTTCAAATCCCTTCCCATATTTATTAAATGCTTCATATCTTTGTTTAATAAATGCTAATTGAGAATTATTTAGCTCAATTAAAATTTCTTGTGGAAGTAATGTATCAACCTGAAAGGATGCAACTTTTTGCACCCCCAGATTGATTTGTAAAAGCATATCCGCTACTAACATATTATACTACAGTTTCTTTAAGTTTTGCTCTTAAAATAGTTAAAGTTCCAGAATTCTTTTTATTTTTAAGGTATACAATAGTATCCTCAATTGTTTCACCAATTACTTCATCAATATAAACTACTTGGTTACCAATTTTTCTAAGAACTCCAGCTTCAACCATTTCCTCTATCTCAGCTTTAACATCAAGATTTTTATCTGTACAAAGTTTAAAGAATTTCTTAGGTTCTTTATTTTTTATATCGTACAAATAATTTTCTTTTTGGTCATTTGTCAAAGTAATAGGATTGTATTCAGACATAAGTCTTAATACTCTATCCATTTTTTTGGAATCTCCTGTTAATTTAATAAATTCTTTATCAGCATCTTTAGAAAGTTTAACTTTTTTGTTTTTAGATATGATATCCCCCTTAGGATCATGGATATAATATCGTTTTACGCCTACCAAACCATCCTTTCCTTCTTCCGAAACATAAGGATGTTTTAAAGCGAATCGATATTTTAAATAATCCATAATTGAATAAGGTTTGCCATCTTCATCTAAGCCAACTTCTAATTCTACTCCTTCAAAAGGTATTTTAATTGCTAATTCAGTCCAAAACTTTTTAACGTGTTTTGGCCAATCGACATGTTCTGGAGAAACATCTAGAACTCCATTAAGGAATTCTCTTTCTTCTTCTCCTTCGACACCTTTTAAAGGTTGTCTATTTACATAAACACTGGATAACCAAGTATTGGCTCCAGCTCTAATTTCTTTGGGTAAATGTCCCATCAACTCTTTTCTTCTGAGATTTATTTGTTTTTTCATAATTTTTGTTCTTTTAAGGTTATTTATAGGGTGGAAAGAATAACTCTCCTATTTAAAAAGTACGTGAGGGCAGGGCCGAAGCCCTTACCCGCGTACTCGCTGTTGAAACTAAATAAAACAGACTACGATATATTTAAGCTACGCATGTCATGTCCAAAGATGTATCAAATCTACGTAGACAGATTCCAGCTGTTTTCAGCATATGCACTGAAGCACCATCAACATCAGAAGCTCTAGCCTCTGTACTTGAGAATCCTTTAGGTACTACTGATCCAGCAACACACCAACGTAACATTTCACGACCTTTTTTATTGATCATTGTTAAATTAGCTTGTCCATCATAGTTAGATTGATCTACAAACACCATTCTGTAAGACTCTAATGAGTATCCAGTTGTTGGGTGTTTAGTTCTTGCTTGTGCAACAGGACCATGATCAAACATAGGATGTTTAACTATATTAATTTTATGACCATCAATATGCTCATAAGAAGTAAAATAGCCAGTAAATCCTAACGATCTTCCTGAACCTGTTATAAACTTACTTTCAGCATTAACTGTAAACGGTGTACCCGCTCCAGTTGTCCAACCGCCACTATAAGCTTTTAATGCAGAATCAAATTCTCTAGCACCACCAATACCTGTATACAAAGTTACTTGCTTTGCATCAGCATCAGTCATACCATAGAATAGATCTCCAATTGTATTCATCAATAAACTTTCTGTCATTGAAGAATAAGTTCTTTTATTGATAATTTGTTGTAACAACCCAGGACCTGTGATTACTGGTTGCCCTTGCTCATCAGTCATAGTTGTTACACCATTATCATCATAAGTTCTTTCACCATACCAATACATCATTTCACATTCTTCTTTAAACTTAAGCATGTGTCTGTACTCTTCATAGTCCATCCAAAGTTTAGTAGTTTTTCCTCCCTTCGTAGGAAGAGCGAATTCAGCTACATAATCTTTAGCATTACCAGCAAAGTGATATGATTTTCTTACGGTTCCTATTTTGTTACGAACTAACCCTGGTACAGCCCAGTTAGACGCATTACCTCGTGAGAAGTCTAGTCCAACGTTCGCCCAAGCTTGAGCCCATAAAGCACCTATTCCACCTTCATTACCTGCTGCAACCCCGTCAAGGACTGCAGTAGCTGATGGCTCAATAAGTTTACAGTCGTATTCCCAATTGCTACCCACTTGTCTTGGCTCATTCATAATACGTGCTTGAGTTCCTGCTTGGGAAATCAATGTATATGGAAATACGAACCATTTGTCAGGGAAAGTAAGAGTAAAAATTTGTCCTCCTGTACCTACATTAGTTGCTGCTGCAACTAAAGGTCTAACGTTAACTTCTTGAGTTTTTACTCGGTATTCATATTCCCATCTATCAATGGATTTTGAATTACCAACTCCTTCAGATAACATTGTCAGAGGAAAACTTCTGTCTTCTCTTCCTGCTAAATGAGTAATAATCGGAGATAATTCTGCAGGTTTTTCTAATAACGCATTCGCTAAACTATTTGAATCTGTCATTTGCGTATCGTTATAAAATGTTTTTAATACTTGCATTTTTCCAATTATTATTTATAAGGGACCCCAATTCCCTAGTTAGGGGTTAAAAACTACATCCCAAATGACAGATCTAAGTCGTCTATATTGAAATCAGTTTGTCTTTTTGTTGCTTTAGTAGCGTTCTTAACAGATTTAGTATGAGTTTTAATCCTAGATTTTAAATCAGCTGCTTTAGAAGTTTTAACCTTCGAATTAATTATTTTATTTATATCAAATTTATTAAATAATAAATAATCCATAAATAATCTAGTTTTCATATCAGTATTCTGCGCATCGATCGTACTTTGCGTTCTTCCTTCTTTATCTACCGGAGCAGATATATATTGAAAGAATTTATTTTTTTCTCTACCTGGAATAGTTATACCATTAAATTCTTTAGAATCTTGAATAGTAGTATAAATATCTTCCCAAAGTTTCTTTTCTTGTTGTTTTTGACTCTTAAAGTTTTTTTCTTGTTCTTTAATCAATGTTGCTCTATTTTGAGTCTGTGCTTTAGATAAAGATTCTTTAGCTAATTCAGCTTTATTAAATAATTTTCCAGAGTCATTATAGTCTTCAATTATTTCCTGTATAAACTCGTTATCATGACCTTTACTCTTAAAGTAATTACTTACTAATACTTTTTGCATTGAAACATCATCTTCTGATAAAGCTATTTTTGAATAATCCTGATTAGGATCATGAACTTGCATAAAATTTTGAGAATCTCCTCCAGTCATTACATATTGTAAATGTTGTTTAACTAATGGAAATCTTTCCATAATCATATCCAATTGTTCTTCTGCTAATTTATTAGCTACATCTTTAGTCATTTCTGTCAACCCATCTGCAGTATCCTCATACTCAAACTCTCCTTCAAATCCTAATGATGATAATACTTCCCCTATAACTGTAGAATCCTTTTTAGTATCTGATTTTTCTGTTTCTTCTTCAACTACTTCTTCTTGAGTTTTAGAATCTACTTTAGTTTCTAATTCTACCTTATCTTCTTTAAGAGTATCTGATTCTTTTGCTTCCGCATCCGCATCTAATTCTAATTCAGATTCTGTAGATTCAACAGGCTTTTCATCTGTTGTAATGTTTTCTAGAACTTCCTCAGTACCTTTTTCCTCAGTACTTAATTCAAGTCCATCTCCGACCACATCTTCGAAAGATATGTCGTCAAAATTTAGTTTTTCGCTTTTTGGTGCATCCATAATTATACAAATTTAATATTAATATTTAGTTTTTCCTAGTGTGTGTTTATTTTTATAAATAACTTTATTATATAACACTTATTTTAAGTTATTTAAATCATATTTCATAGGAATCTTAAATGGAAATAAATTTTCCCATCCAGATTCAAATCTTTTCAATTTATCTTTTTTACTTTGATGTTTATTAGTTCTATTATAATCTTTATAATAAATATTAAACATTTCATTGACATTTCCAAATTTTGGCAACGCTTTAGG